GCATTACATCCTCCGCAGTAATGCCAGGGAACGTGAGCACTCCGTCATCACCTAAGCACTGCGAATTTGGATTAAGTTTGGTGTGTTTATTTAGTGCCGCTTCGTACTGGAGAGCTCTGTGTACTAACGTTTCGTCGGCATTGGTTCCACCAGAACCACTTCCCATTCCGTGTCTACCTGTACGGATGCAGCCGTAATCATACGCTAGAGGAATGCTGTATTTAATGGGGAATATGTCGATCAGCCAATCTCCTGCTTGAGGATCTCCATAGGTGAACAGACCTGACAATATATCGCTTGCCGCCATCTGTAAGCAGAAATTAAAATGCTGATCAAACTTACTGAAGTCAGTGCAAATAACCGCGTCGTCCACACCCTTTGTATCAAACATTCTAGTGATACGCCGGTCGACTTCATCCATGCTAACCCACGCAGGGACGAGATTAAACCTCTGACAAGATTCAATCAACGGTTGGTAAACTTGCAACTCGGCGATGTTAACTGCGTATGGAAACATCCAAACCACACGTTGCTTTACATCGTCTTTGGAGGGTCCGCCTTCCTGGCCACGCCAACCCAGAACAGCAGCAGCACCCCATTCACAACCCTGCGTCAATCTAGGATGCGCAGTATTGATACCTGTCTTCGGCATATCCAGATACTGAACAATACGTCCGTTACTGTATTCTGTAGCCCAACAGTACATGGTTTTCTGAGTAACTGCTTTTCTTTTGGTGAAGTATGGCGATCCAGAGTTAGTTGACTTCTTCATTAGATCCACGACCCTTTGTTGATCTCTAACCCTTAAACCCTTCACGCGCTTAAACTCGCTCAGAACTGCTTTAACAGCGCTGTCAGAAATGGGCTTCGACTTCAATTTAATGTCGTCGTAGTAATGATCAATGTCTTCTAACCTTTCCTCCAGAGGTTTCATGATTGACATTGGTCCGACTTTCGCCCTCAAGTCGTTTTCGAAGTCCACAAGAGTTGGCCACTTGTCAGTGATCGACTCAAGTGTGGAGCTCCAGTCGTCCAGGACTTTCTGGACATCTTCTCCTTTGGCAAAAGGAGTTCGGTACTCATCCGGTTGTCCTTTCCTGACTATGTCAAAATAGGACCGCAAGCC